TATAAATCTCTCACCTGGTTGAGTAGCTAAAACAGAAACAACGTCATGGAGCATTTGTTGGTGCTCCATGATTTCCTGCATATCGTAGTCAGAGACTACTTGTCTTTTATCGGGTGGTATTGGTGGTTGACTAATACTAAACCTCTAAACTGTTATTAGTTGATATCGGTATAAGTACCTTGGATTGAAATCGGTGCCCACTGAGTTGCACTGACAGCTTCCAAAGTAATCGAATTGCCGAGTGTTGCATTCCTGATAGCATCACCATTGGCATCAGTAGAAACTAAAATTCTATTTGTACCTGTTGGGTTCACGTCAAAGTTAGAAGCATTCATCGTTACAAAAGTAACTCTGCAACCAATAACTGCCGTAGCTAGTGCTGGAAGATTGATTACTACTGCGCCAGAATTTACAAATGTAGATCCACATTGTGCTACAGTTATAGTTGTCGCTGTCGCTGCAACTTGTTTTTGTAGGTATCCTGAAATAGTTCCAGTACCCGCACCTAAAAACGTGTTGTCATTTGCAACAACCATTTTTGCACCGGACTTGGTACAACTAATACCCGTCGAACAAGAGATAACATTCAAAAGTCCAAGATTGGAACTTACTGTCTCACCTCTGAATCCCGCAAATGCCACGATACCGAAAAAGAACAAAATCAGACCTGTAATAAATTTTCCCATGTTAAACTCCTTTTGTTTTAAATTAACTTGGAACTGCTCTTAAATCTTTGACTGCACCAGCAACACTTGGCAAGGCTTCTGTTAACATCTGCTGTCTTTGAGCCTGTGCCTGAGCTTGCTGTCTCATTGCGTCAACATCTGCTTGATCTCTATTCAAACCAGCAGGTAAAAATAATCTATCCTCATACAAGTCACATAACTTATCAAGGTTAGCTTTTTGAAATACTGAAGGGTCGAGTTGACCCACTCGTTGAAGCATATCGATATACTGATTAATCTGTGGAAGATCCGCAGCTCGCTGTGCTTGAGCGAATGTAGAAATCATTTCTACTCTTAACCATTCACCTTCTAATTCTGGTGGTGGTGGCGGCATGATCGGATCATCTTGGATAACATAATTCATTACGAACTCAACATTTGGTACATTGTAAGAAGTGTTGAGAGCTTGTAAATTTGGACCAATGACTAGTTGTTGTTCGTTGATGATTGCTTGAGTTTCCGTAGCAGTTCGAGTCTTTGGATTCATTGACAAGAACAACAAAAAATCTGCGAAGAAAAACTTATCGACCATTCGTCGCAAGTCTTCTACGTCAGCGGTTAAGTTTACAACCGCAGGGTTTATTTCATACACATTGCGAAGTCCACCTTGAGACATACTTGTCGCATCGACAGGAATGTATCTGTTGGCTTGCGTAGTGATATAAGATTTTTTTAAATTAGCAGGACCTTGGATTGTAGGAGCAAGCATCTTCTCTAAAGCCACATCTTTGCTGATAGCTTTTTTATTCAAAGACTTGATCACACCAAGAGCCATAGTCGCAGGACCCGTCTCACCATACTCGAAGTTATCAGAGCTTTGAGACTTACCAACAATAAATGGTTTACGAGTAGAATAAGCTTCTCGCAAAAATACTTTATCTTCTTCAGAATTGGGTTCTAAGAAACCGCCATTATCGAACCCTTGACCGTAGTATCCTCCAACTTGCGAGTTACCTATTTCATAAGTCAAAGACACCCATTGGCGATTTTTTCCACCGATAGCTTCATTAACATTAAAGTCTGGATTTTCTTTTATAATTTGAGCACATTCAACTTTGACAGAATAGTTACATTTCTCATAGCAAGTCTTTACCTGTTCTGAGAATATGGACCAGTCATAGTCACCATCAGCATCTTTTTTCCCATACTCTTCAACAAGTGCTTTTACGTTCAAAGTAAATTTACGAGTTAAAAGTATTGGCTCATTAAGAGAGTTGTTGATGATGAAATAAGACCCAGGGGTCAACGTGTGATAATGAAGTCTGAAACCTGGAAGCTCTTGAATGATGTGAGCACCGGTATTTAACGCACCGTAGTCATAATAGAATTGTCCAGCGGCATTATAGAAATTGCTGACTGCGAATACCGATAAACAACGTCGAGTAAGTAAATCTAAGTATTCTCGTACACGAGTTAAACCGTTTAAATCTGGATCCGGGTGAACCACTCTGAACCAAGGTCGAGTCGTAGAAGTGTTACCCTCTAGAAAGCCAGCCACGAAGGATCTATGCGCAAGCAAGTGAGTACCATCAACAATGTGTTGATTATTTCGCTCACCCTCTGGTTGATTTAAAATGTATCGCATCCTGTGAGGGATTACCCAACGACCTTGATCGATCCAAGTACCTTTGATGGTCTCGAATTTTTGTTCAGCCTGTTGACGGACATATTCACATTTAGCACGAGAATGTTTATATTTCATTTTACAATCCTAAAAAGTCTCTGGTTAGATTGTTGAACGCACCCGACTCACTACCAAGACCTGAACCTGCAGCATAAAGTGATCTACGTTGAGCTGTTCCAGCCGCTCTTGATGCAGAGACATCAGTGCGTCTAAGTCGAGCTAATTCTTCTTCTCTTAATCTAGCCGCTTCAGCACGTTGTTCAGCAAGTAATTGTTCTGCGCGATTATTAGCTGCACGAGCGGCGTTAGCTCCTGTTATTTGACCAGCACCTTCGGTGAAAGCACGAGTTAAAACACCTTCTTTAATTTGTCCAGTTTTAGGATCATAACCTACCAAACCTTGAGTTACTAAGTTGGCTAATATCTCTTCGTTACTAGCACCACCTGTAGCTTGATAAGCAGCAGAATTTATAGAGTTACCAGCATTAGAAACATCACGATTTACACCGTTAAAAGCATCGCTGACAGCATTGCTTCCGCCGCTGCTTTTAATCTCACCGCCACCTGGTAATTCTATTCTAACTCCGCACATTTTCTTTTCTCCAAATAAAGAGTTTTTCGGTCTCTTTAAGTCCGAGTCGCTCTAAAGTTTTAGGTTTTATGTTACTTTTAACATTCAGAGCTATAATCGTATGATCCGCACATCGCTTACCAAAGTCAAGAAAGCTATGAACTAAGTGATGGGCAGCCCTGGTCCCTGGTACAGCATAAAGCACATCCGAAATTAAAATTAAAGTCTGGTTTGAAAAAGCACTTGGACCTCTCATCGCTAAAATAAAACCGACTAACTTGTTATTACAACGGCAGGTAAAACAAATGTGGTTTAGTAAATGTTTTTTCAAATCAAAACTTACGTTGTTATAAAATTTATCTCTTGAGTCATTTATTTCCGTCAAAGCTTTGACGATAAAATCCTCGATCTCCATTGTAGCTTCGCTAGGTAAAAGTAACTCAGTAATGTACATCGTGGTCCTCATAGTTTGGTTCATCATCTGGCATTTTGTATGCCTGGTCTCCGATCTCACGAGACGCATTGTCGAATAAGGAACTGTGACCTTCTAGTCTGTCAGTAACCTTCCTAGAAAATTGTAATACAAATCCGTCGGCCAAATCGGGTGAAGCCAGCATTCGATCTTTAATATCTTTCTTACTCTCAGCTAATTTCTTAAGACTGGTCTTATGTCTTGAGCCTTTAGTCCAGCAAAGCTGTTTGAGGATGTCATCTAAGTCCTCTGGATTAACGGCCGTGATAACGTGCCCGTCAATTAAAGCTTTATTCGCCTCCCAATACATCTGTGCTCTGATGTTGGCATACTCTGAGTCCTTTGGATCGGCTACATCGTTAGGTGAGTTAGCGAATGAGATTAATTCCCAGTGCCATTTTCCATCGATATTCGCCAATGTCTTAAGTGCGGTACCTTCCCCTTGATCTATGAGAACCCGATCAGCTTGTAAGTCCTTCTCGTACTTGCATACCTTGCTGTAAGTGTAGCTGTGATCTTGTCCTTGCTCACTATCTAGTTTAAACCGCTCAAGTAGACACGAATACGCACCTTGATGATGCCAAATGGTAGTCTCATCGCCTCCGGTCCACGCTGGATCCACCGTTATGACGGAAGGAAGTATCTTAACACTGGTTGGATCAAAGTCTTTACCTCTCTCAATGGCCGCTTGGGTGGCTGTAATGCTGATAATAGAGTCCTTGGCAGTCTTTCGCGGCAGTCCGCGGACCCTAACCCTAAAGTCGTCGTGATCTTCATTGCCACCAGCAAGACGCAACCACTCTGCTACGAGTGTTTTATCAACGTGATCTAGGGATCTGGTATCAATTCGCAAAGACCTCCACTCAGGGGAAGTCATTAATTGCTCGAAATAAGCCGTTGGGTCATCTGAGTTACCAAAGACCATCCAAATTTTAATAGTGTCTACATCGGTAAAGGCACCCGATGCGTATTTGAAGATAACCCCTGGAATACCTGGTGCCTCCTCGAAGGTGTAACTGAT